AGATGTGTATGAAAAAAATCCGAAAGAATATTACAATAATGTTTTGATCTGAACATACATCTCTCTAGTGGAGCCCAGTAGATGTAACCCAGTAGTTGGCAAACCCCAGTAGAAAGACTTAATGAATTGTTCAAAAATTATTGTTGAATTTTGGAATTAATGAAGATGAATCTGGTAGGCTAGGCCAGGGGTGATGCCTGTGATCGTGAAAATCATAAAAAGGAAAACCAAGAACATAGCTAGAGTCGTCGTATAGTTGAGGGAAAGATCTGGTGGGCGAGACCAGGGGTGATAGCCATGATTGAAATTGATGTATAATAGAATGAAACTAAAGGCATAGCAATGGTCGTCATAAGAAAGATATTTATACTAATGTTATCCAGGTTCAAAAGCTGTAGGCACTGCAGGTTCAATGGTGGGGGGAGATGGTGGTGTAGCCACATTCAGGCTTGGTGGATTATAACCTTCTGAACTGTTGTAACCCACGGATGGTGAATATGCTGGTATTTGAGACTTCCTAAGATCAGCATTTACTGGGTCAGGCACTCTAATAGCATACCATACTAGAGAAGTGTTGAGTGTCAAAAGGCCCAGGACGAATAGACTTGAAGTTTCATCATAAGAGACTGCGCATATCAGTATGAATCCCATGAATATCCAGTTCAAGTGCCCTTGTGACAAGCATATCACCATGGACACCATTAATGAAACAATCAAAATGAGTTTCCTCAAGCCGGTTGGGCCTCCGCCTATTACCATGACCATATCTTGTCTGCTATTGGTATTGGCTAAGGACTGGCCCCAACCTTCCCAAACACTGGCTCCGATATATCGCCAAGCTACGAACACTAAGCAGAATGATAACATATTAGAGATCAAGGCAGACCACCAACCTAGGACATAATACATGATTATTGTGAATATGCTGGATGTCACCCATTTACTGTTGTATATTCCAGCACTCCGTCTTTGTACTGAACCAGGATCTCTCACTCTGGTTTTGGTATTCTCGAACAATGTAAAACTTGGTCCGCTGAAATCATCCAAGCATAACCACCATTGGAAACTGCTTCCTATCATGATGCGCATAAAACCTCCCGGTGAGCTGGTTGTGGGCCACCATGAGGGTAAAGACCAACCTTCAGCAACTGCAGCTTGCAGCACTTGAGCTGGGTCTATGATTGGAGGTGACTTTGGTCTAATTGAGTGTATTAATGTATCCGTTATTGCGGCCATGACTTGGGGTGAAACCATCAGTCCCATAAGGGCTAATATGAGTAAACACAGCATCCCCATAGTTGAATGTCCTCCCACTCCAGGAACTGATGACGACCCCAATAATACAAGCATGATTGGGGCTATACAGCGCAATTGGATGGCGTATTCTTCGGGGGCTAAGCACATTGAGATAAGGAATATAATTAGTAGTAAGGATGGTAAACTTATCCCACCACTGAAAAACTTTGATGTTTTGGATGGAGGATACAGATACATATCACCAACTCTGCGGTGGACTTCTTGGTCTCGTGCTCTGTTTGAATGACGACATACCCTGTACACTATCATCATCACTAAGATAATGGCTGATATAAAGGATTTACTAGGATACCCAAGATAGACCAGGTAACCTATAAAACCAACTGGAAGTATGCAAGTTATCCTGTTCAAAGCTGATACAATTAAAAATAATAGCAATATATATGAAATGAGTAAAATAACAGCCAAATATTTACTATATCCTACCGTATCCACTATATACTCAGCGAATCCTCCTGTCTCCATTGATCTTGAAGTGAAAGGATCCACCAATGTCACATAGTGCATATTAGTCAAGTCATTTAACAGTTCAAAGTGTAAAATGCCTCCTGAATTGTAGATCGGAGCATCAGGAGGCTCTACTGAAAATCCACGTCGATGATAGGTGTGGATCCATATGCATGATCTCTTGACATTTCCCATTCAGGATAATAGATTTCATTGAGCAGTTTGTACTGTCCCAACACAACATCAAAATGTGCAGCAGCCATGACAGGGCACCAATACTTATTCGGTACCAAAATGGCAGCTCCCTTTTTGTGTCTGAGGGATTCGACCTCAATCCATGAGGACCATGCCAAACAACCGTCCTCAGATGGAATTTCTTCTGTTTTGTCCATTTCTTCTACTTTCACAAGTCTCTTTCGCATGTTTGATCCCATAGGCATTAGGGAATACTTGGTGATTGATGTTGCTGCATCGATTAACTCTTGTGAAGCTGCATACATCAGAACTGGTTTCGCATAAGATTTAGATAATTGTATGGTGGATGGTTTGTAATATGAGCGAGGGTCCAACTTTAAACTCAACTCCTTGTCAGCATGCATGTTGTTTATTTTAGCCATTTTCAAAGTTATATGGTCAGCAAATTCAAGACCAATAGAATAATATGAATTTTCTGGAGGAAAGGAATTAATTATTTCATGAAGTGTAGTGATGAATTGTGACTGAGTCCATTTTCCACGTGTCAAGGCATGGCCTGCACAAACAGCACGCGTTCCAGGTGATAAAGAAGCAGGGCAAACAGTTGGTCCGTCAGAATTGTCCGAGGCATAGCAGGTTTCGTCTTTAGAATAGGCAAACATTAGTAAGTTCATAAGCAAGAAAGCTTTTAAAACATTATTAATATTGATTCGGGGCATATTAAATAGTTTTCGCGGTAGATCGCTAGTTGAAAATCACAAATATGAATTTTTATA